AGATCTTGCTTATCGTGCAAGAGCTGGTTTAGAAGATATAGATTTATCAGACCCAGAAAAAAGAAAAACATATTATTCAAAAATTGCAGATAAAATGTATGTAATGGCAAAAGATCCGAAACTTGGGATAGGAAAAGATCTACCAGTCTTACAAGACTTCCGTGCACAGGGACAGTTTATTAAGAATTTAATAACAGTTGAAGGAGAGTCAGAGGCATATGGTAGAAGGGCAGAAGGAGGGCTCATTACAGATGGCACCGACAGAGATCGTTATATTTATAACAAAGCAAAACCTGATAAAGTAAAAATTCCCGGTTACAGAATTCCAAAAGGACTTGGAGGAGTAACTGATCAAGAAATAGAAGCGGGGCAGATTAGAGTCGGTATTGGTGGTGGACAAAGAGCTTTAGGTGCTCAAAAATTAAGACAGGCTTTACAAGACTTTAAAGCCAGAACAGGTCAACCTGTAAGTCGTTCACAATTATTTAAATTGGCTCAACCTTTAGCTAGACAATATAATACAGATATTAATAGTTTAATTAATCTCGCTGGCAGTAGAAGAGGGGGTGGATTACGTGGCTAAAAAGAAGAAAAAATTTATTGAAGATGCTATAAAACGTCCTGGTGCCTTTACTGCTAAAGCAGAGAAGAAAGGTATTACTACTGCACAGTTACAAGAAAATGTTTTATCTAATCCAGATGATTATGATGAACGTACAGTAAAACAAGCACGGTTACGTAAAACATTGGTAGGATTAAATAAGAAAAAGAAAGATAAGAAGAAATGAAAGACTCACGTTTAGACCTTGGTAGATATATAACTAATCCTTTTAACAAAAGAGGGGAAATAACTAAACGTTTAGATTTTGATGATTTATTTAAATCTAAAGCTGAGTATGGGGAGTATCCTTTTAATCCTTCCAGATTTCAAACAAGGGATTTATTAAAACGTGCAATGACTAAAAAGTTAACACAAAACCCCGGATTGAATTTCACTCCGAATACCCCTTTCTTCGACGATAATAAAAAGGTTACTCCTGATTATGAATTATTTGAAGGACTTGGAAGATTCAATCGTAGAGAGAATTATAGCTTTAAAGAAGGTAGGCCAATGACAGTGCAACGCCCACAGGAGCAACCAGATTTTCTCCCTTTATGGATGGATGCTTATAATATTAGTCCTACACTTGATCCTTCTAAAGCAGTTACCAATCCTATGCCAAGAATAGAGAATCCTGATCCTAAAGGTTATCTAATGGCCAAAGCACAGAAGAGAGTGGATAGAGAAATGGAAGGAAAGAAATCTGTTGCTGAATTATTAGAAGAGAATCCTAAACCAACTAAAAGTAAGGAAAAAAAAGAAGAACAACAAGGAATACAAACTGAAGCGATAGATAAAGAATCACCCGAGTAAAATAGTACTTAAGCGGCTACAATAATGAAACAGCAGTTTTTAAAAACTTTTATACAAAACCTAGCACCTTCAGCTGTGTCTGCACTTCCCGGTGCTGGTATTAATGCTGCTCTAGGTCTGGTAACAGGAGGACCACTAGCTGCTCTTGCTTATGGTGGTGGGGATTTACTTTTAAATACACCAGCGATAGCTGCAGCGAGAGTGGCTCGCCCAGGGTCACAAGGAATCTTTAGAGGAAAAGATGCAGCAGGTAAGGCTGTTAAAAGAGAGATGTATAATCCCTCTGGATTAGAGACAGGTGTTAACGTAGCTGCATCTTTTGCTTCTTATCCCTTAGTGGATTATTTAAGTGGTGGTAGATTTTATCAAGATAGATTAGCACAGCAACAACAGCAATATTTTTACCCCGGTGTTAATTTACCTCCAGGGGTTCTTGAAGAGATACGACAGGCTAGAGCTGAGGGGTAATAGTGAAGATTAATTTTGGAACAAAACTTGCTACGGAATATGACTATCTTGGCAAAGCAAAAGATGCTATAACGGGTATTCCTTTAATAGGTAAATATTTTGAGGCTTTTGGACAGGGTGCTGGAAAAGGTATAGAAGCTTTAGAAACTGTATCAAAATATCCGGATCGAAAGTATGGCGTTAATATGTTTAACGATCCACAGTTTAATAAATATGTACAAGATTCAGGTATAACAAAAGAGCAACCTTTAAAATTAGCTGGAGCCTATACTGCTCGTGTTTTAGGAGATGTACTTACAGATGAAACTCGTAAATTCTATTGGCGTTTTAATCATCCATTAGCTATTGCTGATGAATTATTACAAAAAGCAGTAGACCCAACTAAAACTTTACAGAGATATCAAAGAGGTGTTATAGGACTTGCGGCAATACAACCGGCAGTAGCAGTAACAGGAGCTTATGATCCTACTAATTTACTTGAACTAGGTAGACCAAAAGGTTTTAAACAAAATACTCCCACACAAGAAGATAAAACAAAAACAGCAAACCCTGCCACAGAATTATTTCAAAGATTTGTTCAAGGTCGTACTGGTAGACCATTAAAGTTTTCAGATGCACAAAAAGAAATACCAGACTTAACAAAAAGAAGATATGCAAACTACTTAAATTTTCTATATAACAATCCTGATCCCCTTGGTAAAGCAACTGGTGGTTTTATAAAAACAACTAGAGAAAATTTACAGGGAAATCCAGAAGCAAGATTTCTTGGTTATCCCGTATCCATACCTGCTGTAGGAGGTGTAATAGGAGGACTTGCAGGTGCAAGAACTGCGATAATGACTTCTCCTGATATAAGAAGTGGTATTGATCCGACAACAAAAACAACTATAAAAGAAGAACAGATTATCATTCCAGGTATTAATAATGAGTTACCTAAATCAGATAAAATAAAATCCCAACCACTTTTATCCTCTCCTAAAACAAATAAAGCTAAAGCTAGATTAATAGGAAGGGCTATGGCTGGTGGATTAGCAGGTAGTGTTCCAGGTATATTAGCTGGTAAACTTATGAATCAAGCATTAGCTAGATCTGATAATGATAACCCATCTTCTTTAGCTGGTGGTATGAATCCCTATAAATGAATATAAGTACTGATAAAATTAATTTATACAGATTAGAAATTTAGATATGGTTGCATCCGGTCAGTTCATGGGAGGAGCAGATGGTCCTAATGCGGATGGTAGTGGAGGGATGTTTGCCGGCCTGAGTAATTTTCTTGCAATGGGTGGTTCTATAGATGAATACCTAGTTAGAGCATTTCCCAGAACAGCTGGGAAAGAGTTTGCAAACATGAAAGGGGTACTTAGCGGAAACTTTGGAAAGATTCCTCAAGGTGTAGGTAAAACAGCAATAAAAAGAGGAGCAACTAAGGTTGTAGGGATGGGTGGTAGAAGATTTCCTTTGGCAATGGGAGTTATACAAGCGGCAAGCGGAGATCCAGTAGGCGGAATAGGACGAGCAGCCGGAGGTTTTGTTGGAGCTGCAACATTGGGTAAATTAGGAATGATGACCGGTAACCCACTCATAGCAGGTGGACTGGCTCTTGCTGGAGGACTATTTGGTGGAGATATTGGACAAGGAATAACTAGATCTGTGACAGGTATAGATATAAGTGATCCACTTAGTGGTCCTAATTTCAGTATTCCTATACCCGGAGGAGGAATAGAAAATGATATCCCTTTAACTCCTTATGCTAAGACTCTGAAATCGAAAGAAAGAGCAAGAAAGGAACGGATAAAAGATATGGAATCAATGAAACCTTATCTAGAACAGGAATTTGCTAGACGAATGTTGATGCAACAACAAGCTATAACAGGCAATATAATACAATCTGTTATAGGTACAGCAGGGAGGCAGTAAATGACATTACAACGTACGTATAGTTTTTACTCCAGTTATCCTGGAAGTACTGTAGGTAACTTTACTTATGGGTCACAAGGCTTAGGTTCTAATCTAATAGCTCAGGGTTCAGGTGCTACTACCCCAACAAATAATCAAAATTTTTTAAATAAATACATTAAACGACCTTTTTTAAGAGGACTTGATGCCTTTCTTGGTGGTGAGGGCTTTATTAGTGGTGAATCAACTCCTTCGACAGAAGCTTTTAAAAAGTTTTTAGACAGTACAGAAACTAATGCCGAAGGAGAACTTATTTTTAAAGGCAATAAGAGCTTAATAGATGGCTATGCAGACCTTTTTCCAGCGGGTACTCCGAATGCCGGAGGAATAATCAAGGGTATTAGAGATAAGGCAAAAAATATAATTACTGGTGGAGGTGAGAAAACAACAACAGATCCCGAAGATGTATTTGGTATGAAACAATTTCAAGAGCAGTATAATAAACAAAATCAAAAGTATTTAAATCAAGCTTATCTGTTTGGTGGACTGCAAAATGCAGCTAATTCTATTCAAAAAGGAGCGGCATATTATCCAGCTATGACTCAAGCAATGATGAATCAGACAGTAGGTACATTAGCAAGTTTGTCTCAAGGACAAAAAGCTCTTGCGACTGCTCTGGCAGCTCCTGTCACTCCTATCAGAAGGATGGGATACTACGGGTAAAATGAATATAGATCGGAGGTAAGATGGCTTTTCCATTTGGAGCATTAATTGGAGGAGGACTTAGTTTAGCTGGGTCTCTTTTTGCTCGTAATGATGCACTAAGAGCTGCACAGATTGGTGCACGTTCTGATGCTGATAAGTTAAAGTTTGGCATCATGGGGCAACGAGAACAACAAAAAGGAATGTTGGGAGCGAGCATAGATAGGAATGTTACTGCAGATAGATTAAATTCCTTACAGCAAATGAGGGAAAGAGATGCGTTTAATTATAGAACCGGACGAGGTGCTGCCAGAAGAAGATCATCTGATATGAAAGATAAAAGGGCAGAGTTAGCTTTGAGGAATAGCCCTGCGTTTCGATCTATGAGGAGAAGACAGTTCCAAAGGAAAGTTGATGAAATGAGAGCTAGAATGAGATTTAGTCCTGAAGCTGGACAATTTGGACCAATTGCTATCCGTAGGTTTTAAGGAGGATACATGAGCGGACCTAGTGTTACTTATGAAGCACCAAAGATAGAGAAGGATGATACTTTTGAAAAATACCTTCAATATCAGCAACAGCGTCAATTTGATTTAGATCAACGTGCTCAGGACGCTGATGACAGACGTTTCGCACAGACACGTAGACGGAGAGAAATAGGAGCAAATCAGTTTGATGAATTTTCGAAAAGGCTACAAAGCCAAGTAAAAAGAGGGTTTACAAGTTATGATAGTGCACAACAAAAGTTGGCAGATTATATAGCTGATTATGATTTAACGGCTGGTTTCCAACCTTATAAACAAACAGTACAAGAAAAATATTATAAAGACATACTTGATGAGGAAACTGGAGAACCAACTGGAGATAAAGAGACAACTGCTTCATATAGGGATGTAGAAAAAATTACCCCTGGAGCTACGGAAGGCTTTACCTTTGATCCAAGTGCAGTTACTACTTTCCAAACATCATTACAAGATATGTATCAGGGAACAGGAGATATATATGATGAGGAAGGCAAGGTAATTGGAATAGATAGAGGTTTACGTGGAAAACAATTTGAATATAATGTTGGCAAAGCATATCAAGATTTATTTGGCAGGGCAGTTAAAGAAGAGGAACTAGCGGAAGCTCTTGAGGGTTATGATGCGGGTAATTATAGAGTAAAAGGCCAATTTAGAGATGCTCTTAAAGAGAGTCCTGATTACCTGAAGAAGTTCAATGATAACTATATGGATAATTACTACGATCTTATGTATGGATCTAGTGTTGGAGAAAGAACAGATGAAGAGGGAAATGTAACCAAACTACGTAAATTTAACTTTAGTACAGATCTTCTTCCTACGTTTACGGGTAAGGGTAAAGAGATACTTGATGATGAAGGCAAAGGAACAGGAGAGTTTGAACCATCTCCATTAGAAAGCAGAACAGGGGTCCAAATACAGGATTACGAAAAATACTTTGCAGAAAGCAGGTCTATAGCTGAGTTAGAAGAAGGGTTACAGTCTTTACGTCAGACTAAAGATTTTATGTATAATGCCGGTCTTGCTAATTTAGAAGGTGAGATACAAAAAGAGAACAATAAAATTATGATACAAGGGAAAAAAGAGCTAGCTGATATAGATCAAGCTACTCAAATGTACAAGTTGATTAATTTCCAGTTCTAAGTTTTAATCATTTATAATTAGAATATCGAATTTACAAGTATAGCAAATGGCAGCTACATATGCAGACTTTGAGGCCCTAAGCCCAGAGGAAAAAAAGAAGAGGTTTGATGAAATGACATCTTCATTAGCTTCAAATGAACCAGGCATTGAAGGTGAAGACGACAACTTTAAGATTGGTCAATTTGAGGCACTACTAAATAGATTAGAAGGATCTAAAAAGCGTCAGCAAAGACAGAGATCAGTAGAAGGACGTAGAGACATCTTTGCTCAAGGTCTTGCTGGCATGATGGGCAACTTCTAATTATTCTAGAATAAAGATAGGTTATTACCATGGCATCTTCTTATAACGTCGATAGATCATATGAAGACGACGATTATTTTGATCTGGATAAATATCGTCAAGCAGCTGGTGTAGCCTACGAATTTTCTAAGAAAAAAATGGAGGATGCTGGTGAACAAGAGAGGAAAACCATCGGTAAAGGTGGTGAAGAAACTAGAGAATCTGCCCGTCAGCAACAAGACTTCCGTGAAAGGGAAGAAGAAAGAGATCGTAAACAAGCCCAGTCAGCTTATAGATATTAATTTATTTAATTCTTGGGTAGATAATCTCGATGTATCTACTCAGGAATCTTTTTGTGCTTTTGCAGCCGATAATTATTCTGTTATTGAAATTTATTTATATTCACGTTTTTTAGGATACGAAGGTTCCATAACCGCTTGTGATTTATGGATAAAGGATAATTATATTAAACCTGACCATAGAAAAAAATTATTATATGAGATTGGTGAGATGCAAGAGGATATTAGAAAATTAAGGGAAGACATTGAAAATGGTATAGTCAAAAGAGATTCTGGGGTTGGACGTATCGCTCAGATGCAAAAAGAACTTAGAAGCACTATATCAGAAATAGAGAACTTTACTAATACCAAAGATAGAAAAGGTTTGTTGATGGCTGGAGCTGATAGAGCTATTCGTGAATTAATGTTTATCTTTAAAGATGATCCTATAGAGAATCCTTTGGAAGAAGCAACTATGAGTGTTTGGGCAAGAATGCAGTTACAAGAGTAGTGCAGTTAAAATAAAGAGAAGTGATATATCAGATTAGTGTGTAATGGCTAAGAAAAAAATGCCACCTCAACTTCTTGAGTATTTTAAAAATAAGAATAAGAAGAAAGAAGATGGTTCCGAGATGAGTGATAAGGAAAAACGCACTGAGGCTTTGGATAAAGCTAGGAAAGCTAAGAAAGCAGCTAAAACTTATAAAGATAAAAAAGCGGCAGGGGAGCCAAAAAATAAGAAGTAAGTTAATATTTAGTAGTAACTTGAGTACTTACTAAGTGCCTTCATATCAGCATCTAGCATACCGTCGTAATGCAAAAGCTGCGGCCAGGAAACAACAAATTAAGAAACCAAAAAATCTTGAGCTTATTCAAAAAGCCAAGGATGATTTTGGATTTTTTTGTGAGTATGTAGCAGATAAACCACCAGCAACACATCATAAGACTTGGCATAGGCATTTTATAACAAATGAAGACAGTACCTGTTTAATAAAGATCGCTGGACCGAATGTAGATCTATTAGCTCCTAGAGGATCTGCCAAATCGACTGTGCTGGGTCTTTTAACAGCTTGGGCAATCGGAATACATACAGAAGCTAAATTACCCTTACAAGTCTTATATCTGTCTTATACAGTTGATATAGCTAGGTCTAAGTCGGCAACGATAAAAAGAATTATTGAAAGTAAAAGATATCAAGAGGTATTTCCAAAGGTAAGGTTAATGAAAAATGTTACCAGTAATGAATACTGGTCTATAGATCATAGGTTTGCAGGGATAGATACTACGGGTGAAGAACAATTTACTTTATGTGCAGCTGGATTAAAAGGTTCGGTTACTTCTAAACGTTCTCATCTGGTCATGATTGATGACGCAATAAAATCTTCTGCTGATATTGCTAATCCCGATATCAGAAAACAGATGCAAGAAAACTGGAATGCTGTTATAGCTCCTACTATGTTTGAAGGTGCAAGAGCTATATGTTTAGGTACTAGGTTTAGACACGATGATATTCATGCAACCACTTTTAATGAACAGAATAATTGGACTCAAATTGTTTTATCGGCCATATTAAATGATGTAAAAACAGGAGAAGAAGAATCTTATTGGCCGGAAATGTGGTCTTTGGAATATCTAAAAGAAAAGAAAAGACAGGCACCGATTGCTTTCTCCTTTCAGTATATGAATCAGATAGTCAGACAGAATGAATTATCATTAGCACCAGAACTAATTGTTAAAGCAGAGATTGCAACGGAATTTGACACTCTTGGAGTAGGAGTAGATTTATCGGCAGGTACTAGAGAAAGAAATGATTATACGGTCATGGTTCTAGGTGGTCGAATAGAAGATCGTATTCATATTATTGATTATCGAAGAATCCGAGTAATGGGAAATCTAGAAAAATTAGATGCTTTGAAAGAATTATTAAATGATTGGTCAGTTATAGGACAAGATGTGAATGGTAATTATTTTCCCACTTATTCAACTTGTGATATATGGTCTGAAGCAGTTCAATATCAGGCATCATTGGAAGCAGATTTTAAACGGGTATGTTTAACCAATGGAGGTCTGTATAATTTAATATGGCATCCAGTTAAAGGATTTAGAGCCGATAAGTTAGCTAGATTTAGAGGAATCATGGGTATGTTTGAAGATAGAAAAATAGTATTTAATAGATTTAGAAACTTTACTCATATGTTTGAAGAACTCACTAATTTCGGGGTAAGTGGGCATGATGATTGCGTCGATGCTTTAGTTTGGCTTGTAAATGGATTAGCTCGTAAAGGCCAACTTCATTTAGACTTTTAACATTGAATAATTGAAGTAATGTCATTAGATAACCTTTTTCAAGGTACTACTCCCCCTGGACAACCTATAGCAGGTAAATATATGACACCACCACAACCTATGTCGATGAGGTCAACTTTAGGGTTAGGAGGTATAGCAGGTAGAGGTGTAAGAGGGATGTATATTATGGACTTATTTAGAACAGCACCCTTCGCTGATGGAACTTTAGATGAAGCACGTCGGTTAGGACTATTAAAGGGTTTAGAATAAAGAAAAAGGGTACTATCGTGGGTCCTGAGTATATTGCTATAATTTTCAGTGCTGTTATTTCTTCTTTAACAGGAGGTGGATGGATAGCCAGTAAAGTTCTAGAGAGGCACCGTGAAAGATTAAAGGATGCTATTCAGAGAGTAGAGAACCAAAGATTACGCATTAATGCTTTGGAAGAACATGTAAAT